ATGCAAAACATAGATAAAAACAAACCTGTAATTCTATGCGAAGGAATGATGGATGGATTAAGTGTTATAGAGTGTGGAATGGAAAATGTTACATCTATTCCAAGTGGTACAAGAGATTTAACATGGATAGATAATTGTTATGATTGGATACAAGAAATTAAAGAATGGATTATATATGTTGATAATGATGTTGCCGGTGATGAATTAAAAAATAATCTATTAATGAAGTTTGGCTATTCTAAATGTAGAGTAGTAAAACATGAATTGAAAGATGCAAATGATGAATTAAATGTATTAGGTAAGGAATATATCATAGATGTAATAAAAAATGCTAAATATGAGGACGTGAAAGGCTTAGTAGATATATCTAATGTAGATATAATAGATTTATCTAAGTTAGAAAGATGTAGTAGCAGTATAAGAGCTATAGATAAATATTGCGGAGGATTAACGTTCCCTAATCTAACAGTATGGACAGGTAAAAGAGGAAGTGGAAAAAGTACCGTGGCAAGTCAATGTATAACGGCAGCAGTAGATCAAGGATATAACGCATTTGTTTATACTGGAGAATTAGCAGCAGGACATTTTAAGTTGTGGTTATATTCGCAAATGGCTGGTCCTGAAAATATAGATACTGTTACTTATAGATATAAGCAAACTGATATGGAAAGGCCAGACGAATATATTCCTAAAAAAGAAATAGTACAACAAATAGATAATTGGATAAGTGGTAAGTTAAAATTATATGATGATAATAATACAAATAAAGAAGATGAAATAATAAAGTTAATGGAAGAAAGTTATAAAAGATATAATACTAGAGTGTTTTTAATAGATAACCTTATGACAGTTAAATTTAATTCTAATAGTAATGGGCGATTCATAGCACAAAGTGATTTTATAGATCGCTTAAGACAATTTGCATTACAATATAGGGTAAATGTTAATGTTGTAGTACATCCACGAAAAACCCAAGCAGGGAAAGAAGTAGATAGTGATGATGTTGGAGGAAGTGGAGATATAACTAATGCAGCATTTAATGTTTATTGGATTAGCAGAATAAAAAATGATGATGACTTAGACTTTGATGATCCTATAGAAAGGCAATTAGTAGGTTGTCAGTCCAAGATAGATATATTAAAAAATAGATATTATAGTGTTGTTAATAAAGTCGGTGGAATGAAATTTGATATTAAAAGTAAAAGATTTATACCACCTACTGGTTGGAAATATAGGTATAAATGGCAAGGTGATGAATTAATACAAGAAGTAGAAGGAGATATTCCATGGTAGATATTAAAAAATTTAAACATGAACATAGGGATTTCTGCAACAAATATAATAAGATGTTAGACTTGTATTATAGAGGAGTTAGTTACTTAGAGGGTGAGAATATTAACGACAATGAGATTAAAAAATATATCCCATTGGTCACTAATTACACTAAAGAATTATCTTATATGTTAGCACAGTTCAGAACAATTACAGGTGAAAATATGCCTGATAGAATTTTAGAAGGTGGGTTTATCTTATATGATGATATGGATTATTAATGCTTAAAAGTACGAAATAGACGTAAGGAGGGTATTAATGATTGGTAGAAAAACAAAAGAAGTTGATTGGCAAAAATATGATGAACTAAAAAAACAAGGATTAAAAGAGTTGCAAATAGCTATAAGATTTGGAATGTCACAAACAACATTATGTAAGAAAAAAAGATTTAGGGGGAGATAAAAATGTATTCAAGCCGTCCACAAGTTAACAGTGGCTATGTAGATCTTATTAATGCAATCATACTAAGAGCTGTTCAAGATGCTAGACTAGAACGTCTTAGCTTAAACAGTAGCAAAGTTAATAAAGAAGGTATTAAAACCAAAGCCGAACAATTTTTGGATAGTGAAGAATTTGAATATCTGTGTGAATGTGTAGGTAAAGATTGGTCAGAAATAAGAAGATTAACATTGAATTAGAGGGGGATAAATAAATGGAAAAAGCATTTATAGTAAGTAAAGAAAGTGAATTATTTAAAGATATAGAAAAATATAAAAAGCTAAGGAACAAACAAAGAAAATTTATAAATAAATTTTTTGAAGAAAATGGTATTGAAGCTAATCAATATAGAGTGAGTGGGGATGGATTTTGTAATGTACCTTTTGAAAAATATGAGGAAACTATAACTCTTTGTATAATACCAACCGATAAAGACAAAGAAAAATTTAGCAAAGTGTTAAATAAGCCAGATGAACGTTACTTGCAAGCTTTTAGAAAAACATCAAAAATAGCTAAAGATTTTAGAAAACAAATTGTAGATGAACATATTGTAATTAATTTATATCAACCGAGAATGAGTGATTATTTTGAATCTATAGGCTTTTATGGTTGTGGTTTTACCCTATTTGAGCATAAAAATATTATGTATTTAAGAGTTAATAGTGAATTTTTAAAAGAAGATGATATACCAAAGGGTTTAACAGAAATAAGGCTTTCAGAGTTTTATAAAGTACGAGAAGAACTTGAAAAGAGCAAGGGGGATAAATAATTATGGTTAAGTATAGATTGAAAAAAGAATTTATCTATGAAAATGAAGATTTAAAGAATGAACAATTATATTTAAAAGCCTTAGAACTAGGGTACACCTTTGTGAAAGATGGAAATGACTATAGAATTATTAAAATAAAAGAATTTAAGACAAAAGGTGACGAATTAAATGTAGAATTAATAAAAGCTGAAATTGTACAGGGGGATAAATAAATGCAATTAAAAGAAATGTTTGATATGCAAAAACAATTAGATACACGAATAGAGAGAAGTCATGATAGAAAACTTACATTTGTAGATAAAATAGTAGCAGCAATAGTTGAATTAGGTGAAGCGGCTAATGAAATAAGATGGTTTAAAAAATGGAGTAATAAAGGTCAAAGCAGTAAAGAAGTTATATTAGAAGAACTTATAGATGGTGTACATTTTATTCTAAGCATAGGAAATAGCATTGAAAGCAATCTAATATATTTACATGATTATACAGCTAAAATGGAGCTAAGTGACTTTTCTGAGGATTTTGTAAGAATTATAGACGGTCTAGTATCTGTAAAAGTATCTTATCAAAATAAACATAAAAATTTATTAGATTATTTATATGTGGATCTAATGGAAAATTATTTGGGATTTATATGTAAATTAGGATTTGATATGAAAGATATAGAAATGATGTATTATAAGAAAAATGAGATTAATCATAAAAGACAGGATAATAATTATTAAACTGTTAAGGGGTGGAAGATTTGAGAAAATGGACAGAGGAAGAAGTACAATACTTAGAAGATAATTGGGGTACAGTTAGTATAAAATATATAGCTAAAAAAGTAAATAGAACAGAAAATGCAGTGATTTTGAAAGCTAAGAGACAGGGGTTAGGAGGAACTTATTCCGCTAGTGAATGTTTAACTGCTAATTTAATAGCAAATATATTAAAAATAGATGTGCATACAGTTACAGATTATTGGATACCTAAGTGTAATCTTAAAGGAAATAAAAAAACATTAAGAGGAAATGCTTCAATATATCAAATTAAGCTAGATGATTTAATAAAATGGCTTAAAAATAATAAAGATAAATGGAATGCATCCAAGGTTGAGTTATATGCACTAGGTATAGAGCCTGAATGGTTAAAAGAAAAAAGAAAGATAGATAGTACCGCTCCTGAAAGACGTAACTATAAATGGACTAAAGAAGAAGAAAACAAATTAATAAGTTGTTACAAATTAGGTTTAAAACAAAAAGAAATAAGTAAACAAATGAATAGATCAGTAGATGGAATAGAGAGAAAAATAAATAGATTAAAAAAAGCTGGAAAAATACCAATGCAAAAGATTGTAGTACCATGGACCGAGGAAGAAAATAAAATATTATTTAAAATGGATAGGAAAGGCAAAACGGATGAAGAAATAGCATGGGAATTAGGGAGAGAATGGTTCCATGTAGCGGACCATAGAAGATATTTAAAAAATGAAAATAAATATCCTAGTAAAAGCAAAAGAGATTTAATAAGAGATACCAGGATAAAAAAAGTTTTAAAATTAAGAAATCAAGGATTTAATAATAGTGAAATAGCTAAAAAACTAGGAGTACATTACACAACCATATCAAGAAACCTACAAATTATTAATGTTTAAAGGGTAATTTTTTGTCGAAAGTACGAAATTAACGTATAGAACGAAAGGAGGATTAAATGTCTAAAAACGAAGGTAAATATTTTGAATATGATTTTAAAGCTAGTATTCCCAACAGTTGTTGGGGGTACAGGCTTAGAGATAGTGCGGGAACATGGCAAGGTGGAGACAATACAAGGTTTACACCTTCTAATATATGTGACTTTATAGTAATGGCTGAAGAAAATTTATATTTGCTAGAGCTCAAGAGCATTAAAAATGTTAGCTTACCATTTGCCTGTATTAGAGAAAACCAAATTAAAGAACTTTCTAAAATAGATAAATCTAATGTAAAAGCTATGTTTATTATTAATTTCAGGAGCAGGGAAAGGACATATATGATAGATGCTAAAAAAGTAAAGAGATTTATAGAAAATTCAGATAGAAAAAGTATACCGCTCAATTGGTGTAAGGAAAATGGTATAGAAATAGAAGGTATTAAGAAAAGAACCAGATTTAAATACAAGTTAGATAAAGTTTTAGTATAAAAAGTAATTCGGAATATGAATATATTATGTATTTAGAAAGGAGTAATTATTAATGGAAGATAGAGAAATCACATTATTAAAAGCTTGTAGAGATTTATTAAAAAAACAGGAAAATTCAAGTTATGTGCTTGATTTATTAGAAGAAACAGTATTTTATGATGATGCTGATTGTGATGGTTATTGCTTACTTGAAGATATTGAAATGGTATTATCTGATATTGAATAATTATCGCAATACAAAGAAATTATGAATTTGCATAAAAGAAAGAGAAAAAATAGGAGGTAATTAATAATATGAAAGTACATTTATTAAGTTATACAATAAATCCAGTAGAAACTACATACAGGGCATTTAAACAATGCTACGCTAAAGGAACTGCAAGAGATATAAAAATACCTAGTAATGAGGAAATGATTAATTTTATATGTAAATGGATGGGTAAGGGACACGAAAGTCCTGTAGAGCATGTTAGCTTTACTTTTAGTATAGAAGGGGTAAGCAGGGCTTTAACACATCAATTAGTAAGGCATAGAATAGCTTCATATTCACATCAAAGCCAAAGATATGTAAATGGCAATAATTTTGATTTTGTAGTACCTAGAACATGGCAAGAAAATGTTAATAGTGAATGGATAGAACAATACAAAAAAGAAACAATGAGATTATACAATGAACTTGTTGGTTTAGGAGTACCAAAGGAAGATGCTAGATATATTTTGCCTAATGCTACTACATCTAATATAGTAGTTACTATGAATTTAAGAAGTCTAAGGCATTTTTATGATGAAAGAAGTTGTATAAGAGCTCAATGGGAAATAAGGGAATTAGCTAATAAAATGATGGTAAGGGCTAAAGAAATAATATCTTTTGCAGATTATAAAGCTAAGAAGTGTGGTATTACTTGCTTTGAATGTGAGAGCTAATAAGTTAACTTAAAATAGATTATGTAAACTAAACAAAAGTAAACTATAAAATTAAATTAATTTAAAATATAAAAATAAGTAAACAATCTTTTAATGGGGTTGTTTGCTTGTTTTTAACTGGATATTTATTATTGGATAAAATATCATAATTTATAAATAATTTCATGAAAAGGTATTGACTTCTTATACTACGTGTAGTATAATTATAATTGTAAGGAGGTGAGGGAAAAGGTGGTTAAGTTAATAAGAAAATTAAAAAAGCTTGATAAACTACTGGGAATAGTCATCAAGCTGTTAGTAAAAATAACAATCATAATAACAATACTTAAACAGTTATATGAATTGTTATAACCACAGGGGAGGAATTCTCCTCCCTAAATCTTATAATACCACCTTAATCATTATGAGTAAAGATTCAAAAACATTATTTAAATTAATACTAAAGATATCAGCAGAATTAATTGTTATAGCTTTATTAGTATGGGTTATATTTAAAATAGTTATGTAAATAGGAGGTTTTCAAGTGGGAAAATCGAAACAGACAGTCGCAAACCAGAATTGGGAAAAGAAAAATAGAGAATATGCTAGTTATTTAAAAAGTCGTAGCAGTGCTAGAAGTTTTATACGAAATAAAGCGACACTAGAGGATATCGAAGAACTTAGGAATCTATTAAAAGAAAGAGAAGAATTATTAAAGCAAGAATAAAAGAAAAGAGGGGTTTAATTATGAAAAAGGTGGGTATAGGTTTATTAATAGGATTAGTTATAGGAGCTTCAACTAGGTTTGTTGGTGTAGCTAATGCGGTTGAACCAGCAGAGGACAATGGAGAAAAAAACGGTTATTACATGTATTGCTTAGATAAAGGTAAGCAAGTATGGGCACCATTAAATAAAGTTGAAAAGGGTGAAAAGTTCCTTTATTTAGCTAATCCCAAGAACAATACAGTTATTAAATTAGCAAAAATAAATTAAATAAGTTAATATAATGAAAAAGGACGTTCCTTAATAGGAATTGTCCTCTTTTTTATTTTTGGGGAAATATAGGTATACATATACATACCAGCATTATAAAAGTCATTGCTCTGGATAAGCATAACAAACTAAGTCATAAATAGATATTTTATATTTATATATATAAGTAGCTAATCTACCTAATCCATTATTTATTAAAAATTCATTTGTTATTTTGATTTTGTCTTTAGATAAATCTATTTTTAATTTATCTTCTACTAACCATCTTAATGCTTGCCCCATAGTTTCTTTATTCCAATATTCTATAGATACTTGTTTTAATTCCCAAGGTTTAAATTCTCCTGGATATAATTTATCTATAATGCCAAAAGTATCTTCTTCTATACATTCCATAGCCCTATCATATCCTGCATTTATTAGCATTGTCTTAGAGAAGTTATCCTTAATGTCTTCTTTAGACCATTTATTTTTTTCTATGTACCATTTAATAAATTCATAAGCTGTTTTTTCATTCCAATAGCCACCTAACGTTATATTAAGTTCCCACGGTTTGTACTTGCTAGGATAAGCGTTATTTAGTGCTTTATATGGGCTGTTGTTAAATAAAGTATCTAACATTCCTCTTAATTTATGATCACAAAAAGTTTGTTGTTTTAATTTTATCTTAACATCTTCATCTGACCATTTTAATACATCTTCTATTAAATATTTAGTTATATTTTTAGCAGTATTAAAATTCCAAAAGTTCTTTGGGAATCTATATATTTTTTTATTAAGAACTAATTTATATATTTCTACATCACTTAAATTAGATATATCTATTTTATTTTTCCTCATATATTCTTACCACCTTAAAAAAATAACTAAGTTTTAGTATTAATTACACTAAGACTTAGCTAAATTATAACATTTATATAAAATAAAACTTATCATTTATTAAAACTATTATATAATAGTTTTAATGCACTATAAATTACCTCTTTTTTTCTTAAATAAGCCCTGACTATAGTATTCCTTGGTATTAGGATTAAATCCTATTATTTCAACATCATAACACCATTTATTTAGTAACTCTAATGTTACTAAGGTAACTATAGTTAATCCTGTAATATATAACTGTATTTGAGGAATATCATCTATATTTATTTCATTATTTTCTTTATCCCAAAATGATAACAAGCATTCATCAAGAAATGAGTAATATTTTTTAATGCCTAATCCTTCTAAACTTTTTTCTATTAGTGGTTGTAATTCCTTTTTTGTAAAAGCTTTTATTTCACTTTCTTTTAATATATATTTCTCTACTGGAAGGGGATGTCTTCCTTTTATCAATCCTAATTTTATAACATTTTTTTGTAACATTTTAATTTCCCCCTTAACTAATTTTCTTTTAAATTTTATAATCAATTCTGTTATTATCTATTTTTAATGATTATCTTCTATTAATATATAACCCTGCTCATCATCTATTATTTGATCTTTATAACGTAGATTAACGTCAACTATATTACTAGGTTTAAGCCCTTTCTGAGACTTAGTACCATTGGGCAAAATGAAATAATAGGTATTATACCCGTAATGATACCCTCTTTCACCAACAAAAGACCAACGGTTTATTATTTCTAGTAATTTAACATTTACTAATTTTATAGTATTTTCTTTAATAACTGAATCCTCTGGATATACTATCTTGAAATCTATCTTTTTTCTTTTGAGCAAGTTACCGATAAAGGGATTATATGTTCCATATTTATCAACCATATAATTTTTTATTGGTTCTAAGGCTATATTTTCTTTAGAGTTATTTATAAAAGCTCTCCTTATAGTTGAGTCTTCCATTAACTGTTGATGATTTATTTTAAAAATTTTTTCTATATCTTTATAATTCATTTTTAACTCCTCCCAATATTTAATTTAAATTAATATCTTCTAAAATTTCTTTTAAAGTTTTTGTTTAACATTTTCCATTTTCAATTCCCCCTAAAATTTATTATTTTTTTAAATCTAACATTCTTCTATTTTTATAAATCCCTTTTCTATACCTTCTCTAATAAATTGCTCCATAAAATGATTATAATCGCCAGGAAAAGAAATGTTATCTTTTCTTAATTCCTCTAAAAACAAATCTACTTTGTCTTTTTTAACATCTTCTTTTTTAAATAATTTTAATACCATCTTTAACATTTTGTAATAACTTCCCTTCTTTAATTAATTATAATTAACATTATAAAAACTATTTGCCAAATACTCATTAGACCAACTCCCATCCTGTAGATGCTACTACAGATACTATTTTCCCATTAGGAAGTTCTTTTTTCTCTCTTTTGCTATTATGAAAAACAAACCATTCTGAAGGATTACAACTTTCCATTGAAACCTCTTCTGATATAAGTTTCATAAGAGCTGGTATAGGCGAAGCAAATATTATATTTTTCATCTCTATATTCACAGCACCTATGTGTAAATTGTTAACTATATCTTTCATTTCTTCTAAAGACCAACCATCTTTAGGAACTGATAACACTTCAAAACTTTTAAATCTTTTTAAAAGTAACTCCTTTTGTTCTTCCATTAAAGAATGTTGCTCATTTAAAATTACTATAGTTTTCATATATATTCCTCCTAAAATTTAATTATAAAACTCTACTTTTTCATCTATTTTCTTCTTTAGTTCTTTTTCATTTATATTTAATTCTATATCATCATATATAAGTATTTTGCCATTCTCATCATATATTTTTAAATGACTTATATGATGATTAGATAATAAATCTGTTGTTGTAGCATTATATTTAAAACGTATAACATATGTATTTTTGTTTTTTATTATCTTCTTTTCTTTGTAATTTTCTACCCAGTTTGGTGCATTTTTATTTATTTTATAATTGGCTATACTTGGTTTAATCAACCATATATAACTAATTATAATTAAATAACAAAGTGCAGATATAAATATTGTTTTAAATAAGTAACTATAAATGTATTCTTTCTCTTTTTGTCTTTCATTTATTTCTTTTAAATTTTTTAATATTTCATTTTCTTTATTCATTTTTATACCTCCTAAATTTTTAATAAAATACATTTTTATTTCTTCGATACATCTTATATATATTGTATAATACAAACAACAAATTATCAAGTAAAATATACAATTATTTTATTGTAATTTACAATTTGTATATTTTTATATATAATATAATAAGAGGTGATTATATGAATATTGTAAAAGTGAATTTGGAAATAGAAATGGCAAAAGCTAAAGTTAAAAGTATTAGCGAATTAGCAAGAAGAACAGAAATAAGCAGACATAGCTTAACTAAATATTGTTCACCAGAAGGAATGATTGATATTACACTTAAAAACCTATTAAAAATATGTAGTGTTTTGGATTGTAAAATAGAAGATATTATAGAAGTAAAATAAATTTATTATTGCAATTATTCCACATTATAAAACAGTAACACAAGGTGTATTTAAATTTTATTAATTTAAAACATAAATATAAGCAGATAGTCTTTTAATAAGGTTATCTGCTTATATTTTTTATTTTTCCCAATATTTTATTTTCTATGAAGGTATGTACTTATTTTTAGTTAGGTGCTCTTTTAAACATAGTTATACTTATATATATAATATAAACCACATTACATATGGTTTTAATCATAATTATTTATCCTATCTATTTATATATGGTAAAAATATAGCTAATAGTTATATACCTAATTTTTGCAATAGTTATATATGAATAAGTAGAATTTTATAAAATGTGTCACATTTACGCACACAGTACATATACTGTTAGTAAATAATGCGTAAGGAGTGATAATAATTGCCTAAGATTAACGTATCTTTTAAGCAAACTACCAAGGATATGAAACTATATACTTTTGTAAAGAGTCAAGAAGAACAAAGTGATTTTATAAAAATAGCCTTAGATTTTTATATTAAATATTTAGAAAATGGGGATAAAAATGATAAAAAATAAGAAAAAAATAAAGCCCAGCAAAAGGCTAGACTTATTCCAGGTCGCTAAAAGTGTGCTACGCTTACCTGTGTTACGCTACACTACACTTCTAGCTTATGCAAACAGATCAGGAAAGTTGTGTGTTTAAGGTGCGTTTATACAAATATTAATATTTAATTTACATTTAAAATTTTTCAATTATATGTGTTGCAATTATCATACCTGCACCAAACCAAAATAGTGGAGACATGCTAAGACCTTCTTTCAAATTTATTTATCTATAGTATTCACAAAATGATTATTTTTATTCAGGAGGAAGTATGAAAGTTTGTGTTATTTATTCTAATGCAAAAGTAGAGGATTTAAAAAAGAAACAAAAGATTAAACATAATTTTAATATGGAATTAGTTGCCAAACATATAAATGCAGATAATAAATTAAAAAAACAAGCAGTATTTGTTTTAGGAAGTCTTTTTTATGTTCAAGATGTAGTTTCTGCTTCAGGAGATTTAGCGAAAATAGATAAAGCAGGAAACACCATATTAGGTATAGCTAGAAAAATAGGATATTGGGTGTGTATAATAGGATGCATAATAGATATTATAAGATCTCTTATGCAAGGGGATACAAAAAGTATAGCTAAAATAATGATGAAGTACGCTTTAGCTTTTGCAGCACTCTATATTTTCCCGTGGATGTTGGATTTGATTAGATCAATTTTTTAGGAGGAATATATATGGAATGGGTACAAAAATTTATAGAGAGAGGTCAATATAATGCGCCACAAAATACAGATATATTTAGAAGTAAATTATTAGATATTCTATCTGTAAATGCATATTGGATATGTATGTTTGTAGGAATAGGTGGAATATTAGCATATATATCAGGATTTAAAAAGGGTGGAAAAGTTACAAAATTCAGTTTAGTAATTTACTGGGTGGTAGCTGCAATATGTTCAATAAAATAAAATCCATAACTTTAAAAGATTATTTTCAAATACAAAAACCTACTTATAAAATTTTAAAACTTACACCAGATACATCTATAAGAAACTACAATTCTAGTAATATAGCTAAAGCTATTCAATATATGTACAAATCTATAACTCAAAGAATTCATAGGAAAGAAAAGAAATTCTTTATAGAAACTCAAGTAAAATGTAGTTATATGATAGACATTCAAAAAGATGATGTAAATTTTTATTTTGTAATTCCAGAAAGATATGAGGCATTAATAAAAGAAAAAATTACAGAAACATGGCCCAAAGTTACTATAGAATTAGTTACAAATATTACTCCATTTTCACAGGACGCAGTTAAATATGAACTTAAATATAATAAAGAAGATGCATTATCTTTAAATGTAGACAAAAAATGTAATGAACCATTAAACTCTATACTTAATGTATTAGATATTTTAGAAGAAGGGGATCGAGTAGGTATATTTTATAATTTTATGCCTGCAGTTCAAAGAGGTTGGAGAAAAGAATATCAAGATACAATAGATAAAATAAAAAACAATGAACCTATTGATAGGGAAAAATTTAATGTTAAGTATATTGCAAAGGAAGGATTAATTTTATTAATTAATTTAATACAGGATTTATTAGATACTATAGGAGATTTTTTCGGAGTGGAACAAAAGAAAGAGGGTCCAACAATAGCAGAAGTGGCTATAACTTCTTTGATGCTGGATGATAAGAAAAAATTAAGTAGAAGCACAGTAAATAAAAAAGATGCTATGGTCCTTAATACACAAATGGTTGTATTATCAGATAGTGTAGATATTAAAAGACAGGAAAATAACGCTGTAGCGGTATTAGAAAGTTACAACGTTATATCAGAAGATAATGAATTAATATATAAAAAAATACCTAAAAAGAATAACTTTTATGTTACAGATTTTAAAATAGCAGGAGCGGAAGAAAATAAATTAAGTACAGAAGAATGTCAAAACTTTTTACAATTGCCGGGGCGTGAATTGCTTCAGCAGCATAAAGTTATCGAAAAAATAGATACACTAGAAACAGAAGTTCCAAAAGAATTAAGGGAAGGTAGTAAGTTAATAGGTATAAATGAATATAAAGGAAGTAAACAAAATGCTTATTTAACTACGGATAAAGATTATAAAAGTTTGGCAGTAACAATAGTAGGGCCAACTAGAAGTGGAAAAACTTCGTTTATGGGTAATATAGCAAGAAATAGTATAGATGCAGGAGAGTGCATTATAGTTTTAGATTATATAGAAAATTGCTCTTTGAGTGATGATATAAAGGAATGCATTCCAGATAACAAGGTATTAGAAATTAATTTATATGATCATACTAAACTTCAAGGATTAGGATACAATGAAGCAATTACAAATAGTGATGATATATTTATGCAATATGAAAGTGCAAAGAAACAAACAAGCCAATTAATTACACTAGTAAATTCTATTAATGTCTCTAACAGTGATTTTACTCCTAAGATGGAAAGATATTTAACTGCAGCTAGTTTAGTTGCATTTATAAATAATGGAGCTATTAAAGATGTATTTAAAATACTGCAAAATCATAAATTTAGAAAGGAATGCATAAATACAATACCAGAGAATCAAAGTGAAAATTTAGAAGAGTATGTAGAATATTTAAGGGAACTAGATGAATGGTCTAAAGGTACTAAGGATAATCCATCACAGATTATAGGAACTCATTCCAGTTATATTACTGGTATTATAGATAGAGTACAAAAATTAAAATCTAATACTTATATGGAACTGATGCTAAAAAAAGATTGTGGTGAAAATATTAATTTATTAGAAGAGATGGAGGAAAATCAGGCTATATTTATAAAAATGCCTGAGAATATGTTTAGCATACCAGAAGAAAGAGATATAATGACTACTTACTGGTTAACTAAGATATGGATGTGTGCTCAAGCCAGGGCTTGGAAAATTAAAGATAGGTATGCAAGAAAAACTGTTACTGTATTTACAGATGAAATAGCACAATTGAAGAGTTCTGAACAATTTATAGGAAATAAACTAGATCAAACGGCTAAATTTGGAGTTAAATTTATATTATCTACTATGTATATAAATCAATTAAGAATTAGAGAAAAACTAAGAACTGCAAATACTTCATATATACTTATATCAGGATCAGATAAGATAAATTATATAGAATTAAAAGATGAATTAAATCAATTTGGATATGAATTAGAGGATCTTATGAATTTAAAAAGATTCCATTCGCTTAATTATATAAAATACCAAAATGGATATTGGGCAGGTATTACAAAGTTACCACCGCCAGTTAAATAGAAGATATTAAGAAACCTTGATTTAAGCGAGGTTTCTTTTGTTTTGGTAAAATATAGTTAGGAGAGTGAAATGGATATGGTGAACATACAAAGTAAAATAATAAAACTTATAAAAGCATTAGAAATTAAAGGGTATATATATTTATTTAATAAAGAACAAATTTATAGCAATAATAGAGGAAAGATATGTAGCATTAATAAATTGTTTCACTTAATACCAATAGAAGAATATAACAAGATGCATCCAGATAAGAAGAAGGACCCTTCAAAGCATAAATATGTAAAGGAAGAAGTAATAACTACATTTAGAAAACAGGATATATTATTTGAATTAGTAGATGTTTATAAGAAAGTAGGTGGTGGAGATGGAAAATAAGCTAACACATAAACAAAAGGCATTTTGTGATTATTATATAGAAACAGGAAACGCTACAGAAGCGTACAAGATGGCAGGATATAAAATTTATAAGTCTGCAGGGGTAGAAGCTAATAAAACCCTAAATAACCCTAAGATAAAGGAATATTTGGATAAAAGATTAAAACCATTAGATGATAAACGTATAGCAAAAGCTGAAGAAGTATTAGAGTATCTTACAAAAGTTATGCGTGGAGAAGAAAAGGACCAATTAG